CGGAACTGCTGCGGATTCGGCGGCAGGTGCGAACCGGGCACGGCTGCGAAACCTCAGCCGCGACATGATCCGAAACAGGTCTTTGGCTGCCCGTGGTCAGGCAGTTGTGACAGGAAATGTGGTTGGCACGGGTATCATGCCATCGGTTCGCATGGCGGACGGCGATGATGCCACTGCCGCCATGGAGGTCATTCGTGACCATCTACTGACACCGGCCATTGACGTTTACGGTGTCAATGCACTGCCAGGTATTCAGACCCAGATCATGAATACGGTGTTTGCGGACGGCGAGGTCCTAGTGCGCCGCCGGATGCGCGATCTGCGGTTCGAGCCTGGTCTGCAGCTGCCGTTTCAGGTTCAAGTCCTAGAGGTCGATCACCTCGATGAGACGATTTTTACCAACGGGCAGAACGAGGTGATCGACGGGATTGAGTACGGTCCGACCGGCAAGGCGGTAGCCTACCATCTTTTCGATCAGCATCCGGGCGACAATCGCCGTATTACATCAGGCCGGTTTACCAGCACGCGGGTGCCTGCCCAGCAGATCCTGCACATTCGCCGCCTCGACCGCCCCGGCCAAATGCGAGGCGTGCCGTGGTTGGCGCCGGTCATGATGACGCTGGGCGAGCTGAGCGACTATCAGGAAGCGCAGATCCTCAAGCAACGGATTGCTGCGCTGCTGGCGTTCTTTGTCGAGGCCGGGGAGGATGGTGCAGTCTATGACGGCAAAGATCTGGCAGAGATCGGGCCCGGCTCTGTGGTTGGGCTTCAGGCTGGTCAAAAAATGGTGGCGTCACAGCCGCCCACCGTTGACGGCTACCCTGATTTCATGCGCGAAGGAATCCGGACCATCGCGACGGGGTTGGGGCTGACTTACGAGTCTTTCGGCGATCTCACGGGTGTTAATTTCAGTTCTGGCCGCATGGGAAGGATGGAAATGGACCGGTTCATTCAGGTCTGGCAGCAGCAGATCATCATAGGAGAGTTATGCAACGGCATAGCAGGATGGACATTGGATACCTGGCCTCTTGTCCAGATCTCCAGAGGGTTGCCCGCTGCTCCTAAAGCGCTGGAATGGACCGCGCCGCGCCGCCCCCTGATCGACCCGTCCAAGGAAATCGGTGCCGCGATCGAGGAGATCGATGCCGGTCTGAACAGCCGCCAGCGCAAGCAGCGTGAAATGGGGCTCGACCCCGATGTGATTGCCCGCGAGCGGGCGGAAGATGCGGCGCGTGATGCCGTCCTGCCGCAGCGTCCCGGCCCGAGACCCGAGCAACCGGAAGAGGAAACATAAAATGGACGGTGAAGATCTGATGCTGAACGGCGAAATCATCCTGGAAGGAGACGTACTGCCGAACGATTTCTGCCAGTATATGGAGGATGGATGTTTTTCCGCCCGGATGGTGCGCGAAGCGCTCGCCCGCGTGCAGGGCGATGTGACGATCCGGGTAAATTCCGGTGGGGGCGATCCCTATGAAGGGGAGGCGATCCGCGCGGCGATTGAGGCCCACCCGGGCCGCGTGACGGTCGTGGTGGCTGGCATAGCCGCATCTGCGGCATCGCTCATGATTATGTCCGCCGACCGGATCGAGCTGAGCGCCGGTTCTTTTATCATGATCCACAATCCCAGCACCTGCATCTGCGGCACACCACCTGAGCTGCGCCGCGCAGCGGAGGTGGGTGACCAGCTGGTGCGCGTCTATGCCGGTGTCTATGCGGCGCGCAGCGGTCTAATGCCAGTGCGCGTAATGGAGATGATGGAGGCAGAAACCTACTTCGGACCGGAAGATGCAGTCGCGGCGGGTTTCGCCGACGCGATCGTATCTATTGCAACAGTGCCTGTCGTAGCCATGGAAGCAGCCATGGCGCTGCACCGTGCCTCGATTACCAACCTGCGCATGTGCGCGGAAAAGTTTGCAGCGAACGGCACGTCGCCTCTCGCTTCATTGACCGGGAATTCCGGTTATTCTCAGGCCTCTGTGGCCGCAACATTGGAGGCAGATATGCCCGACGAAGACACAGCGGTCCCTGAGACCGTGACCACTCCGACGCAACCGGTTGAGACATCACCCACGCCGCTTGCCGTTCAGCCTCCTGGTGAGCGCATAACCATGCAAGTGCCTGACACAAGTGCGATCGCGGAAGCCGCCCGTCAGGAGGAGCGCGACCGGCAACGCGCTATTCGCGAAATGGCGCGCCCTTTCATGTCTGCCGGTCAATTGACTGCTGACCAGGTGGAAACGGTTATAAACGAAGGTACGAGCACTTCCGGCGCAGGCACACGGTTCATGGCGGTGATGGCAGCATCTGCACCAGTCCCTGCGGCAGGCAGCGGTGTGCGGATTACCCGTGATGAAACAGACACCCAGATCGAGGCTCTGGTCTGTGCGATGATGCGTGATTACTCCGGCCCCGGCCAGCAGTTTCGCGGGATGCGTCTGAGTGGTCTTGCAATGCATCTTTCCGGTTCTTCGCGCCAGCATGACCGCACACGCGCACTTGAAAGCGGGTTCCGTTCGACCACTATGATGGGCGGTGCTCATGGTGTAAGCGACTTTGCCTATATCACCACCGAGGTCATGAACCGTAGCCTGATTGACGAATATGATCGCCGCGGTGCCACCTGGAATATTGTCGCGGGTACACCGCTGGAGGCGAGTGACTTCCGTGAAATGCATGCAGTTCGCTTCGGCGGAGACTTCCAGCTCAAGACGGTAAAGGAAAATGGCGAATACCATGAGGCCACCCTGGCCGACGGCGCTGATGGTCTGAAAGTCGAACGCCGGGGTCGCACGATCAATCTGACCTTTGAAGCGGTGGTGAATGATGACATGGGCGCGTTCCAGCGAATCCCTCGCGAATTCGCCATGGCGGCGCGTACGATGGAAAATGCCATGGTCTGGTCGCTGATCCGGTCCAACGCCGTAATGAGTTCGGACGGTGTGGCGCTGTTTGCCGCGGGGCACAAAAACCTTGCCACCAGTAATGGTGTGATTTCCGTTACCACGGTCGGCGCTGCGCGAAAGGCAATGTGGGAGCAGACCGCATTTGGGACGAAAGATGCTGACGATTTCCTGCAAATCAATGCGGACCGCCTGATCGTTCCGCCTGCGCTCGAAGTGGCGGCACTGCAATTTGCGGCGGGCACGACCCCGATCAAGGATTCTGAAACAAACCCGTTCAAGAATACGCTGACAACCTATGCAGTGCCGCATCTGGGCGCGTCGGCCGGTGGGTCTGACACCGCCTGGTATCTGGTCAGTTCGGATCTGCCGCCGGTCAGTGTCGCCTATTTGTCCGGCTACGAATCCCCGACCGTTCAGACGATCGAAGGCATGAACCCGGACAAGGTCACGATGAACGCCCGCCACATCTTTGGCGCCGCGAATACCGAATATCGCGGTTCCTACAAGAACCCCGGCGCATAACCAGCGCGCTCAACTGACACCCGGACGGGCGGCGCGGTGCCGCCCGGTTCTGTTTAGCATGCCATCGGCGTGCCCAACCCCATGAGGTGATCCCATGAAAAATTATATTGCTCCCGGTGAAAATATTACCGTCCCAGCCCCCTATGATGTGCAAGCAGGGGGCGGCGCGCTTGTCGGTTCCGTTTTTGGCGTCGCACAATTCGACGCCGAGACTGGTGCTGACGTGGTGCTGGTACGTCGTGGGTCTTTTGACCTGGCGAAGACGTCTGCGCAGGCTTGGACAGTTGGTGCCAAGCTGTATTGGGACGACACAAACAAAGTCGTGACTACGACGGCAAGCGGCAACATCCTGATTGGCGCAGCTGTTGCTTTGGCGGCCAACCCGTCACCTATTGGCAGCGTGCTGCTCGACGGCGCAATCCGCTGATCCGATGACCAGCATCTTTGATGGCATGACGGGCATTCTGAACGATACGTTCGGTGGGCCCGTCATGCATACACCGAACGGCGCACCTGCGGTGGAGATCAAGGCCGTCTTTCGTCGTGCGCCAATCCAGATCCTGCAGGACGATGAAAGTGAGGTGCTGGTAATGGCGCCCACTTTGACCGTGCCGGAGCCGGTCGCGTCCGCCATTGCCGTCGATGATCTGATCCAGCCAGCGGGTGGGAGCATTTATCGGGTGCTGAACAGCCATAAAAGCGGATCGCCAGCGCTCGATGCTGCAGTCGTTTTTCAACTTAGAGAGGTTTCGCCAAATGGTGGATAAAATCAAAATGACCGCGCTGATGTCTTTGCCTGCAAAGGGCGAACGTCAGGCCATCAAGCGTGGAGACACTTTCGACGCCGTTTCCGTGCAGGAAGGGCGCGACCTGGTGCAGATGGGCCGTGCGAAGATGGCAGATATGGCCAAAGCACCTCGCTCGCCGGAAGCACCTGCGCGGACTGGTAAGTGAGCCATCCGCGTACCGAAATGCGCGCGGCGGTGCGTGCAGCCTTGGAGGCCTCCGATCAACTGGTAGGCGTCACCGTCTATAAATCTTGGTCGAACGCGCTGGCGCGCTCCTCATTGCCCTCGATCGGCGTTGCGACGCCCGGCGAGCGGGTTCGGGCCTCGACGGGAAACAGTGTCGACCGCGAGACCACGTTGATCGTTCAGTACGTTGCGGCTGGCGGCGATGAACTGGACGATCACCTAGACGATGTCAGCGCGCTGATCGAGCCGCTGGTGCTCGGCACTCTGTCCGATTTTGAGCTCTTCGAGATCAGCTCTGCCGATATCGAAATTTCCGGTGACGGCGAGACGCTGACCGGGCGTCTGACTCTCACCTTTTCTGCAACGCGGTTCACACCTGAAGGACAGGCGACCGCACTTTAAAGCTCCGTTGAAAGGACAATAAGATGGCAAGACACAGTGGCAAAAACCTGAAAGTAGAGGTCAATGATGCTGTCATTGACGGCTGTGACGGTTTCGATTTCGAGGAAACGTCCGCCAGCACGGATCTGACATCGGCGGGGGATGCCTGGACCGATCACGATGTGACGCAAAAAAGCTTCTCTGGGACGATCACGATGAAGGCCGATCACGATGCTGCTGCAAACCAGACTTTGCGCGCGGGTGATGTGGTCACATTTGGTGGTTACACGGAAGGTGATGCCGTCGGGCGGTCATATGTTTCAGGCTCCGCTTCGGTAGCGTCCGCCAAGATCTCCGCCAGCTTTGATGGAACGGTGACCCGCGAGTACAGCCTCACGGGCAAGGGTGCTCTGTCCGTATCGGTTGTTGCGGTATGACTGACATCATCGAAAAGATGCGCGCTGCGCACGACAAGCGCTCTGCGGTTGCCGTGCCGGTGCCCGAATATGACGATATCTGGTACTTTATGCCTTTGCTTATCAGCGATCGCTCTGCGATTCGTAAGGCGGCGGGAGATGATGAGGGCCTGATCTACATCGAAACGCTGATTTTGAAGGCTTTGGACGTCGACGGAAAGAAGATGTTTCCAGATAGCGGAGACGCGCGGGCCGTTCTAGCGCAGATGGACTTTGCAGTTCTAAAGCGTGTGCTTGAATCAGCCGACAGTGACACGTCGCCTGGTGCGGTAAAAAACGACTAAAGAGCGATCCGGAGGCGTTCAACGTCGTTCGGGTCGCTCAGGCCTTTGGCAAATTTCCCCATGAAGTCCTTTCACTTCCGATACATGAAGTCGAAGTGATGCTTGCATTTCTAAACCTGTCTGATGAAAGGGCCGCGCGCCGTGCTTGATCTTTTGAAGTTCTCGATCTCCGCCAAGAACAACACGGGTGGTGCCTTTGCTGGCGTGAGAAAGGAGTTGGGCGGCGTCAAGGGCATGATGGCCAGTGTGTCCGACCAAGCCAAGAGGACGGGCAAAGACATGCGCAACATCGGAGCGGGCATGTCTTTGGCCGTCACCGCGCCTCTGGTCGGTTTGGGTAAGCAGATGGTGACAGCCTATGACGCGCAGGTGCAGGGCGAGAATGCCGTCGCTACAGCAATAGCCTCGACGGGCGGGGCCGCAAACAAGACGTTGGGGGAGCTCATAGGACTGGCGTCCGGCCTGCAGTCACTGACGACGTTCGGCGACGAGGACATTCTGCGCACCGTTACGACACCGCTTCTCACGTTTACAAAGATTCAAGGCGATGTTTTCGATCGCGCGCAGGGCAGCGTTCTGGACATGGCAACGCTTCTAAAGACTGATTTGAAATCGGCGTCCATTTTGGTTGGTAAGGCGCTTAATGATCCCATAAAAGGCGTTTCCGCGCTTGGCAGGTCAGGTGTGCAGTTCACCGAAGATCAGAAAGGCATGATTAAGTCGCTGGTGGAGACCGGAGATGTGGCCGGTGCCCAGGTTTTGATCCTTCAGGAGTTGGAGACGCAGTTCGAAGGTCAGGCCGCCGCCGCCGCTAATACACCGATGGGTCAGTGGTTGCAGCTTGGCAACTACATCGGAAATGTCAAAAAGCAACTCGGAGAAGAGATCGTCCCGTTCCTAAAGCCGCTGGCAGAGAACATCAAGACAGCCGTCACGTGGTTCGGCGAGCTGTCGCCCGAAGTCAAACGAAACATTGTAGTCGTGGGCGGCCTTGCAGCCGCTGTCGGGCCGCTGGTTGCTGGTATGGGGCTGATGGTGATGGGCGTCACTGCCATCGGTGGGGCTTTCGCCAGCATGGGAACTCTTTTGTTGGCGAACCCTATCTTTGCGGCTGTGGCTGCCATCGCCGGAGGGGCTTATGTCATCTATCGAAACTGGGAGGGAATCTCGGCTTGGTTCTCGGGTGTGTGGGAGAGTATCAAGATTGGTGCGAGTGCTGGATGGGATG